AATAATCTTACCCCCCGAGAGCTTTCGCTCTACTTCGGTAAGATGGTCGCTCAGACGCGATGATAAATTTTATATAGAAGAGACCCTTTCGGGACTTTCTATATTAATGAATCTTTCGCCAACCTGGGTGATTCTTAGCACATAACACCTACAATCTAAAATGGAAATCCGAAAAAGATTCGGATAATCCATAATAGGATTGTAAATGCTATTAACTTGGCAAATGGAACCGCCACTGCATCAGCTATTGGTTGGATAAATGTGGGAACTACAGGGGTAATGAATACGGTGATATGACTCACTAAGTATCCTCAAGCAGATATTACTGCAAAGAGGACCTTAGAGGTAATATAACCTCATCCACTTGCAATGAGATCTGTTATCAGAAGATAAACAGGAGCTCAGGCAAGAGGTAACTGTTGGCCTATTAAGGCAACAATCGTACCAATGTAGTGTCCGACATTTCCAAATCCAATAACTAATTCCAGTACAGCCCTCGTTCCACCAATTGACATTGGGTCAGAGAATAAGGTTTGAATAAATTCATACCCAATACTCCAACATGTGACATATCAGAAAGCAAAGATAGTACCGGCCACTCCATATAAGGAGTGGTCCGTCATCGCGCTTATAAGAGATACCACATCGTTCCAATGGTTGAATAGAACGAAGCCAGTCCATAAGAAATTAAGAGAGATAAGCCACGTAAAGAACGTAGCAATATACTCTCACCTTATGGGCCAGTATTCCAGAAGTCAAGCTAAAGAATTAATACTTAATATACTATCGTGAGTATATCTAGCCAAAAGGATAGACATACCAGCTCATAGAAATACCACAAATTGGGAACCAGTGAAGAGTAAGAGGGTCTTAAGTAACCCTCTAGGACTGAAAACAGTCCCTACTCCTATTCTGGCACCATGAGGTATTCTACGCGCATTTGCCGTAGTATACACATTCAAATTATGTTTTGAGAATGATTTCATCAATCTCGTAAACGTCCATTTAAATGCTGATAAGAATTTAAGCATTTGCTTTTATTCTAGTGTTAGAATCGTTATTAGATTCGTGCATTTACCTTAGATAACTTCTTGGCCCATCGATTCCACAACCTCAATGTTCGAATATGCTCTACAAAAGTAGGGTCTACTGAAAACGAAGGTTTTGGTTTCATCAATAGGTCAAGATGAATCTTGGATAGATCATCTCCCGCTTCAAATATAAAATTTAAAGCAGAGGATACACTCAAAGGCATTGGACTCAATCTTACATTAGAATGTAACATAAAGTCCGGAGCTTTTCTCATTATACCAGTATAATGCTCTAAAATAAGATAAATTATGTAAATGAGCAGCTGCCCCGCTTCCAATTAAGGAAAGACGAGATAAGTACCCAGGAACATATTTCTTAATAATAGAGTTTGTTATAATGGCCTCAGGGGTCTTCCAGGGACCGATAGAATTTACATAGCATCCTGAAGAGAAGGCAGATAACTCATATGATAAAGTTGTCGCCTTCTTCAGGTGTAAAAGCTCGTCCCTGATAAGGAATAATAAAGTTTCCCTAACCTTTCTTAGTGGGTAACTATGCCCATTAAGATCAATATAAGGTCTGTCCATCGAAAAGATGGCAAGTAAACTTTTAGCATCTTTAGGAACGGCTAAAGCAAGCTTTAACGTAGTTACTAAAGAGCTGGGTTTACTAGGGTCTACTTTATATCCATACCCTAAGAATCTGATAAGGTGAAGCATTGATAAATTATGCTTGCTGGCGAATTGTAAAGCATTGCTTACATTTCGATGAGCAGCAGACTGTTCTTTAAAAGGAATTGGACTTACGTCCTCACCTCTAATGATAGTCCTCTTCGCAAACTCCAAAGCGGTCCCTTTATGGGACTCGATGGATTTGGAAAGATTAATTTCGACTCCTAACCGTTTCATGATTTTTAAATAAGTTCTCGCTACTCTTGAGTTCCAAATAACAATATCATCACCTAATACAGCGTATTTAGTGAACAATTTGTATTTTGGGACCACTCCAGAGATCCAAGCGGAGTATTGAACTACGTAATGATGTGTAATTGCTAACATTGCTCAGGATGACAAAGCACCCATAGGTTGACCAACCTCATATTTAACAGTTTTTGGAGGTAATGAATCTCCAGAAACTTTAAATTGAGAGTATGGACCAACCCTGGGGGTTAAGTAATCCCTACTCACTAATAGATTCTCTCAGGCAAAACCAAATTCACTCCCAAAGACTTGGGATAGAATATCAGTTTGAAGCCATATTGGAAGTCTATCAGTTGCAGCGGAAAGATCAAAGGAGTAGATTGGAACTTTACCTCAAGGAATCCGTGCTAACGGAGCCAATTGATTAAAAGTACCATCCATGGGTAAACGAGACAATACTTTAAACAAGTTTAAATGTAAAGGTCGTAAAGCCCATTGAGTCCAAGGATCCACCATAGCAAACACTCTTACTTTACCAGCTGCTTCAGCTTTAATAGACAACTTTCCCAAGTAAGGAGATAAAGGTTTTCGAATAGGAAAGATTAATTTATCCTTTCTTATCTTTACCAGATCTTGCCATAATTTCTGTAACGGTAAGTTTGCCGTCAAAGTAATCATGGTCATCAAAGATTCTAGGACCACTTTGTGTTCGGGCATAAGGATCGCATTAAGCGACTTAAGCACTACACTGGGTGAAGAATTAAATTCTTTATCCTTAGAATCTACTTGGGGTCCAGATGTTAACATCTGAAAAGCTGCCGATGCTTTCAAAGAGTCAATTCTATCATGATCCTTCCATAAAAGATATGTGAAGGACTTTATGTGCGACTTGATCTCAAAAGCATCAGTTGAAGCAGTAGACTTATTTGTAATGGTATTTAACTTTAATTCACCAAGATAGTGAAGATCTCTGAAAACTGAGATCAAAGTTAACCAAAAACGAATAATTCTACGATTCCCTTGCATTATCAACTTCCGTTGATAAGCTGGGATAAAGCGAGGTAAACCTGACTTTGATCTAGAAATTCTCATTCCTAGACCGTTAAGACAGGGAAGTTTGTACCCTCCACTCACCTGCTGAATAATAACAGAGGATACCTTTAGGTATTTTACTACCATGGGTACACCTCCGTGTTTCTTTAGCAAGTTAAGTTTCTTTAGGTATAAAGCACAAAGTCTAAACCAGTTTGGAGAAATTGATCCACCTAATGCGTAAATCACTTTAGAAAAGTGAGGAAGCATTAGTCGGCCTTCTTTTAAGAAGACCATGGCACTAACTTTTGACGAATCAAACCGTGTCTTTGACACGCTAAAACGTAAATTATGGAAATATTTAATTTTCATGTTTATTATTTTTTATTGGATAACATCCAGTTTGGTTCTTTGAAGTTAGACTTCGGTTTCCACTTACGTGGGCCGCAGCCACCCTTAGTAGGGAGGATACAAAGTACATCCTACTCGGTTCTTCCTTGATTGCCTTTCGACCTCAAGAAATTCCGATAGCACAGATGTTTGAAGATTCTTTGGGAATTAGAACCCAGGCACTCGAACGTCAACCTGTGCGTCCACCCGCTTTCGGCGGGAGCTCTAATTATTCTACCTCTCATTGTAACCGTGTCCAAGACCGGTTATCAAGGAGACTGTCTCGCGACGTTTAAGGTAGGTCGATATCCATCGCGGAGTTTAACCCCAGCAGTGACCATCGATCTCATCTTAGACTCTAAGACACCCTTGAAAATCAGGTGAGAGTCCGGGAGATTCGAGAGGGTATACCCTCAATCTTTCGAAAGGTTGGATTTTATTTCTTGGATAAGTAGGCAAGACGTCTAAAGAAAATTCTCTAGATGGTCCGCAATACAGATCCCTAAGCTAAACATCCAAAGGTCCTCAGCATCGTGTACTAACTATACATGGTGGAGCATCACCAATTCCATAGAAATATGAAATTGTCACGCGATCTATTTGTTCTTTAAACAAATAGAAAGAAGCGATCTGACGCTTGGGAGATGGTTTTCTCCCGACTAAGTGCCTCACGGCCT